ACCAAAGGAGATACGAGGATGAGAAGCTCCCGTATGCGGATAGTCAGAACGAATTAGACAACTGGACATTATGAACTACATTCAGGATATACCACAGGAGATGATATTGGAGCGTTTAAAAAAGCTCTGTTCATTAGGAGGCATCAAGCCACCACAACAAGGAAAAGAGTTCATCGAGTTTATTCAAGACGGATTTGCACGATGCGAAATCGAAATGATGGACAAAGCATTCAGAGAGTATCTGCTCGGAAAGTACACGATCAGACAACCACAACAACTAAACGTCAAATTTGTAAGCGACATAATGAACGCCTACATAAAAGACAACTCTCACACGATCAAACTAAAGCCAAGAGAGTATATGGCAATAGAAGCACCGGTTGATAATAGCCCAAAGATGTCAGCCTTTGAGATAGCCAAAAGCAACTGGGAGAATGTCAGAACAAAAAGGGCGGTAGTGTTTCCATCTTTTCTATGCAAGGCATGGGAGGAATTAGAGGACAAGCCGAAGATTGACGAAAAGCGAGTGAGTGAATTAGTGGAGATGATTAATGACAATCAAAACATTTGGTTTTATAAACTAAAACGAGAGCGAGGACACAAACAGAAACGCTCACAATTAGACGAGGAAATTATTTACAAGGCAGCCTGTATGGCATACTATTTAGAACTATGAAAGACTACTACCCTGAGTACATTGCAGCAAAGCAAAAGCTCACACGATTAGAAAAGCAGCACGACAACTATCAAAGAAAGGTCAGAAACCAAATGAGAGAGTATCAAGTGACCATCCACAAGATGAGGCATGAAATACTAAAACTTAAAGGACACAATGTTGAAAGATGCCACGAACTTTATGGAAAGATTTTAAACGAGTACGGAATCACTGAGGATGAACTTAAAAGCCCAATGAGGGACAGATCAATCGTCAATGTTAGACACGCTTTGTTTTATTATCTCAGGCATAGAAAGAATTTCAGCACCGTCAAGATAGGTTCAATCTTTAACCGTGACCATTCAAGCGTTATTAATGGATGTAAGAGAGTAGAGAATTGGCTCGACATTCCACAAGTGTACAGAGAGGAGTTAACCATATTAGAGTTAATCAATGGAGCTGACAGTCAGGAAGGGGCGTGAGTACGTTCACATAATCCTTGAGAATGACAAGCAAGTCATCTACTATGCCAAGAAATACATCAAACAAGGCTTTGAGGTTTACAGCATTTGTAATGATAAAAGAGTCGAAATAAAATGCAAGTAATAAATTTTAGCGGAGGCAGAACATCCGCATACATGACCAAAAGGCTAATTGATGAGGGTGGTGATTATTTAATCACCTTTCAGAATACAGGGAAAGAACTACCCCAAACACTTGACTTTGTACATGAGTGTGATAAGCGTTGGAATCTTGATATTGTGTGGCTCGAGTATAGACAACCAGCAACCTTTGAAGTGGTCACATATAAAACAGCATCTCGCAAGGGTGAGCCATTTGATGAACTTTTAAGACAACGACCTGCATCAATACCCAATCAGCAGTTTAGATTTTGCACTTTAGAAATGAAGATTAACACACTCAAGAGATACCTTAAAAGCATAGGAGTACACGAATACACTTCCTTTAATGGTATCCGCTATGATGAACCGAGAAGATGGCAGAAAATAAAAGCAACAGATTTAGACGTTGAGTTGCCTCTTGTTAAATGGAAAACCACAAAGGCTGAGGTATTAAGATGGTGGAGTAAACAAGATTTTGATTTACAAGTTAACGAGCCTTACGGAAATTGTGATTGTTGTTTTTTAAAAGGCAAAGGTAAACTTGCAATCATCGCCAAAGAGAAGCCTGAACTATTTGATTGGTGGATTGATAAAGAATCAGACGGTAAGCAATGGAAAAAGGAAATAACCTATCAAGCACTAAAGGACAAAGCACAAACTCAACTCGGTTTATGGGATGATGACCCAAGCTTTGAATGTTTTTGTAATGTGGACTAATCGTGTAAAACTTCATAAATACCTATTGAAATTGCAAAGAACTTTGACATATCAAAAAAGCCGACATCATAAACGAGCTGACAACAGCCGAATGGTTGCGGGAAGTTTGTGAGAAGATAGGGAAGCACCAAGCCAATGATTTATATCAGGAGGTGTTTTTAATAATCTGCGAAAAGGATGAAGATTGGATACTTGAAAAATACAACAGTGGATATTGGGAGGGCTTGGTCATTCGCATCGTTGTCAATCAGGCTTATGGACAATACACCAGGTTCAACAAACTATTTAAACAAGAGCCAATGCTTGACAGCTCTAAACTTGAGATACCTGATCATGATGTTGATTACCGAAAAGAAATACTGCACTACTGCATTGACATTGTCTTACGAGATTATGATTGGTATCATACAAAGATATGGAAGCTGTATTCAGAGGGCGGAAGAAACATCAAACCAAAATCAGCACGATCCATCAGCAGAGCCACCGGCATCAGTAGGCACGAAATAGATAAAGTGATTAACGAGATTAAATACAAAGCAAATAAACAATTCAAAAAATATGAGCCTTACATTTGAGATATTAGGACTCTCTTGCGCAGGAGTAATTCTTGTAAGAAACTGGACATATCGGCTCAAGGTTAAGCCATTTACCTGTGAGCTATGTCTTGCGTTTTGGTTGAGTGTACTGTACTTCCACTCCTTGGAGGGAGTTCTATTCTCATTTGCAAGTGGAATGATAGCGGCAATGATTAACAGATATGTATGAACTAAAAGATTTAAACGAAGTAATTGACACACTACAAAGACATTTAAAATACCGAAAAGGCTTTGCCATAAGTCAACCAAGACCGAGCGAAGTCAACGAGGCATTAACCAAAGTAATAAGAATACTAAATGAACAAAGAACAAATTGACTTCATCCTCACCGAGATGTTGCCGGTGTTTCAGAAATGGAAAGAAACACAAGTGCTAAAGATGACACCTGAGCAAAACGTCGAGTTCAGAGCCGTCTATCTACAAGAAATGGGTAAACCACTTCCAACGTGCGGTAACTGTGTAGTTGAGGGAATGCTCTCAATGATTATCAGAGCTGAAGCACAGAAGAAGGAGTTGAACACACTCGCTGACGATGAGCAACCGGTTAAAAAAAAGCGAAGAAAACGTGTCGTGCGTAACACAGATAATAAAACAGACCTGGGCGAAGGATAAACCTTGGTTGGTTGTTGGAACAGGTGCATCTCTTGAAAGGTGGGATGCTTCTATGATGTTAGACTATAACGTCTGGACAATTAATGGAGCATTGGAAAAAACACGCTATGCAGATATAGCCGCGTTTCACGATCCTGTGATTTATAACGAACCACAGAAATACATTCACGGCAAATACAAGGCACGTTTCATTCTGACAAGAACCTGCAATCAAAAGATATACGACAACACCATCTTTGTGCAGTTTAAGATTGATCCTAATATAGGGCATTACACATTCAGAACATTCAACTCAAGCTCATTTGCATTTGAACTACTGATGAACCGATTCGACCAAGTTTACACGTTAGGCATAGATGGAGGCAGAGCTTTATATCAAGGACTGACTGAACATTATATCCAAGCAGAGCAAGGAACAGACTTCAATGCTCATAATGCTCACATGCACGAACTACAACAGAGAACCAAATGTCAACTCATTAGGCTTTGAAAAAGCACACCAAAATTTATCTGAAGGAAATGAACTACCATCCCACCGATTGGATAGCGTGTGAACTATGCGGCAATACAGCCGTTGACATTCATCACATAGAGGCAAGAGGTATGGGTGGAGGAAACAAGGACACGATTGAGAACCTTATGGGATTATGCAGAAGTTGTCACATCGAATATGGTGATAAAAAGCAACACAAAGAGATGCTCAAGGTTGTCCATAAGGTTAAGATGACAGAAAGAAAATGAAAACATATATAGTACTGACAAAGGAAAACAAAAAAGGAGAAGTCTATATTAAAGTAGGCACAACCAACGGTGACATTTTTAAAAAGTCTAATGATTATTTAAGGCACAATCCAAACATCAAAGCATTTTTATACAAAGAGGGTGATTATAAGGAATATTATCGCCCATTTGAAGATTGGTTTGACATTAGAGGCTGGGTGAAAATTGATATAGATTCTTATCCTGATTTGACTCAAATGCACATTCAGGACATAGTTGAGGAGTTAATGGATGACGAAGGGTTCAAACATACATATATAGAACACTCACAAAAAAGACAACCACAATTTAATAGGTCAGAACCGTATGCTTAAAACAAAGTAAGAACAAAGTAATGAAAGAGATACCAGGCAGAAACGGAGGCACTCTTAAAGTACCTGAGAAAGGGGAAACCAACAACCCTAACGGCAGACCTAAAAAGTTCACTACCTTAATGAAGGAGGAGGGCTACAAGCTTTCAGAAGTAAACGACAGCATTCAGGCTATTATGGCGATGGATGAGAAGGAGATTAAACAGGTACTCAAAAACGAAGGAGCAACCATGCTTGAAAAGACAGTTGCAAAGGCTATCATCAAGAGCTATGAGAAAGGCTCACTCTATTCAATGGATACTTTACTGAGTAGGGTATATGGTAAGCCCAAAGAAACGGTAGACGCAACCGTTGAGGCTAAGGTTGTTAATGTGACTTTAAATTTAGACTGATGAATATAACAAACGAGGACAATATGAAATTGATGGGTCGTTATGAGGATAATCATTTTGACCTTGCTATTGTAGACCCGCCTTATGGTATAGGGTTTAGTTCTTTTAACAGAACAAACAGAAACGAAAAGGGAGAAAGATTCAAAGCAAACAAGTACAAACAGAGCGATTGGGATGATACAATTCCAACAAATGAATTTTTTGATGAATTGTTTAGAGTTTCCAAGAATCAAATAATATGGGGAGGTAATTATTTCCCATACATTTGGAATTTTGGTGGTAAGGGTTTTATTTATTGGCACAAAGGAAACCCTGTTGAAAATTTTGCAGATGGGGAATTGGCTTGGTCCTCTTTTAACAAAGTAGCAAAACAATTTGACTTTCGTTATTACGGGGGCTTAGAAGGTAATACTTCAGCAGGTCAAAAATATCATCCAACACAGAAACCCGTTCAACTATACAAGTGGCTTTTAAAGAACTATGCAAACGAAGGCGATAAAATACTTGATACTCACTTGGGAAGTGGTTCAATCGCTATTGCGTGTCACGATTTAGGTTTTGACCTTACCGCTTGTGAATTAGATACTGATTATTACAACGCAGCAATGAAGCGAATAGAAGACCACAAGAAACAACTACAGCTATTTTAATATGGATGAAATTACATTTTTAGGCAATGCCTGGTCTGATGACTACGGCTTAAACATCACGGTGAACGTGGACAAATTCAAACAAGCACTTTCTGACGGAAAGCTTGAGATTAACAAGTACGGAGATGTTCGTATCAGAGTGCAGAAACTCAAGACGCAAAACGACAGGTCAAAGGCAACCCACTATGTGGCAGTGCCAAGACCACCGAAGGAGAAGGATGATATGCCTTTCTAATGAGAATCTTACTATTACTTGACGGCATGAATGGGGTGAGCTTTCACAGGCTATACACCCCATACGTCAAAATTCAAATTGACTACGGCATCACAGTTGATGTGTCTGTGGATCAAAACGAGTGGGCAGATTTACCCTTTGAGAAATACGATTGCGTGGTGTTCAACAGATGGCTTGGAAGATTGCAGTATAACATTCTACCCATACTCGCAAAAAAGAAAATCCCATTCATTGTTGATATTGATGACTATTGGGTTATTCCTAAACACAACCCAGCTTATAAGTTTTACCGAGCATACATTAAGAACGGCATCAAGGACAGTCTACACTATGCAGATGCAGTGATGGTGACCACTCCACAACTTGAGGAGAAGGTCCAAGAGTTCAATCAAAACGTCACGATAATTCCCAATGCTTTAGACTTAAATCAAAGCCAATGGAAAGCAGAAACAGATCATCCTTTCACTATCGGTTGGGTTGGAGGGTTATCCCACACTGAAGATTTAAAGTTGCTTACAGACAAAATAAAGCCTATCTGTGAGGAATACGGAGCGAGGTTCTTAATGTGTGGCTTTCATGAGAATGTGGCTGATTGGGCAACAATGGAGAAAGCAATCACAGGAGAGCCAAGACATAAACGCCCTGAGTGGTTTCAGACAAGGGTAGGAACAAAAGCCAATGAGTTCGGCAAGTATTACTCCGAGATTGACATCTGCATTGCTCCACTACTTCCCACTAAGTTCAACCGATACAAATCAGAACTGAAGATTCTCGAAGCAGCAGCCTACAAGTTGCCCATCTTTGTTAGTGCAGTTGAGCCGTACACGAACCACCGAGATAATTTAGGATGTTTCTTTGTTCAGAATAACGATTGGTCGGAGATTGGAAAGCTTATCAAGTCAGACAAAGTCAAAGAGGTAGGTGAGATAAACTACCAGTATTGCAACCAACACCACAACCTTGACACCATAAACAAAAAGCGTGTAGACCTTTTAAGGAGTGTTACATCGTGAAACGAAATCGGTTTTTTTTAACACGTAAATAAGGGGTTAAAAATGCAAATCAACTACTCAAGACCAAAACTGACGAGCTACCAAAAAGCCATCTTAGATAGTGAGGCACGTTACACGATAACGGCTGCATCTACAAAGACGGGTAAAACGGCAAGTCATATAATTTGGTTGTTTGAGCAGTCGCTTAACTTAAAAGAGAATCAATCGGTGTGGTGGGTTGCTCCTGTATATCAACAGGCAGAGATAGCATTTAGGAGGATGAAGGCACAGGTCACAGAGAAAAACTTCTTTGTGTCCAATGAGAGCAAGTTGACACTAATCACACCAGTAGGCTCACGGATTGAGTTTAAATCGGCAGAGAAACCTGACAACCTTTACGGAGATGATGTGTACTCAGCAGTCTTTGATGAGGCATCAAGAGCAAGAGAGGACTCATGGTTCGCTCTACGTTCAACCCTAACAGCAACACAAGGAAAATGCAAACTCATCGGAAACGTCAAGGGCAAAAAGAATTGGTTTTATAAATTAGGAGAGAGGGCAAAGTCTGGTGATCCTAACATGGAGTATTTCAAAATCACGGCATACGATGCGGCAGATGAAGGCATCATTGAACGTGAGGAAATAGAACAAGCTAAACGTGACTTGCCTGAGTATGTGTTTAGGGAGTTATACTTGGCTGAACCTGCTGATGATAATAGCAACCCATTTGGGCATGAGAACATCAACGCTTGTATCCAACAGAGTACCGGCACACCCACAGCCTACGGAATTGACCTTGCAAAGTACACAGACTGGACCGTTATCATAGGACTGAACGAAAAGGGCGAGGTTGTTCACTTTTATAGATTCCAAGCTGATTGGAGTCAGACACTTCAAAAGATAACAGCAACCATAGGCAACACACCTGCTTTTGTGGATAGCACAGGAGTCGGTGATCCTATCGTTGAACAACTACAAAGACAACACCCAAGAATTAAAGGCTTTAAATTCACAAGCCAATCAAAGCAACAACTGATTGAGGGGTTAGTGGTGGCTGTTCAGAGTCAGAAAGTAAGATTCCCTGAAGGCGTAATTGCCGATGAAATGCGTAACTTTGAATTTGAATACACAAGAACAGGAGTAAGATACACAGCACCACAAGGGCTACACGATGACTGCGTGATGGCGTTAGCTCTTGCCAATGACTGCAAACAACACAACAAACCAGGACTTTTTTATTATGCTTAAATGGAAAGATATTACAATCGGAATGCTCCAAGAGATTGGGGAGCTTCCTGATGACCTTAACCCGATTGAGAAAACAGCTCACACG